TGATGTTGCCAGAGAGCTAAACGTATCAGCAATAACCAACATTGGTTTGATCTCCTCTACAGCCTCTTTAAGCCACTTCATACAAGCAATATTATCAATCCCTATAGGTTGGTTAAGAATAAAAAGATTGTTGCTAAAACCACCTTCCACGATCTTTAAAGCCTTTATTCTGCGAGCAAGAGCACCTTTCCCCTCACCACATATATAGAGAACCTTGCCAGTCTCAAAAACATCATGACCAAAGAAATCAATCCCAGTGCAAACAGAATGAGCAAGTTTTACTACTAAGAATGTTTTAAAAGCCTGACTTGATCCGCTTATGATCCCGTGACTGTTTGTCTCAATAATGTTGTTAATCAAAAACTCAGGTGCTTTTGCCTCATCCGCTAAAATATCACCAGACAACCATTCACGACCATCATTATCAATGTCTTTTTTCTCCTTTATCTTTGCATCAAGAAAACTAATCCCTGCATCTGCCTTTTCAATATATTCTTTATAGGCTTTATCAGGTTTTAGCATAACTTCCCCATTGATCAGCCATAGCATCAGCGATGCCTTTATAGGTTGTGCTTCTCAATTTCCATCTATCTTTTGATGGTGGCATTCTATGCACTCTTTGTTCCCTTCCTTCTACTATGTTTGTTGGCTTAAGTAATTGAAGTCCTTTTAACCATAGACACGTTGCTTTAGTCTCGCCATGTCCAAACATCCATGGTTGAATAATCTGGTCTGGCTTTCTCCACTTTGTGGACATAATACAAACAGGGTTCTCAATTGCAATTCTATCTATATCTGCACTAGCCAGTTTCATAAAAAAATCTATACTTGCCTGTTGTCTTCCATCTGCAATTTTTTCTTTAAAATGACGAGCACCACTAACAGCCAAATCAGTACATGGAGGATGCGCTATCATTAAATCAAAGCCATCGTTTATAATGTCGAACACATCACCCTGATAATGTGTTCCAGGAGAATCTGTAGGCAATAGGTCGCAGCTGATAGCATCATGGCCTTTGGCAATAAATGCATCACGAACACGGCCAGAATATTCACACGCTACCAATACTTTAAGCTTTTGCATAATTTAACCCTTCCGTTAACCTGTCTTTTGCCATCTCAATTCTACGAACATCATTATGTGATAGATGCTCACCATTAGCTATAGCATAGGAGGCAGCTGTCACTATTCCCGCCTCATGAGCAAGAGCTGTCAATATCTGATCTGCCGGGAATGGCGTCCTTTCGCGTTTATAGTTTTCCAGTTTTGGTGGAAATAGCTCACCTGGATCAATATTCAAAGCTTTGCAAATCTCAATACCATTTGCTCCACACCCGAAACAATGGAATAACAGCCTATCACCGTCCACCATACGAACAGCAAGACTTGGTGTTTTGTCATTATGAACTGGGCAGCATGCAAGCCATTTGTTGTATCCTGTCTTTTTTACCTTATCTAGTGCAGTGAGAAATATATCAATGTTCATAGATATGCTTCCCCATATCTTCATAAAACTCTTTTGTGATAGGCATAGTGTTTTTTAAATCTGTTTTAGTCATATACATATCTTTTGTATATTTAAAAATATGCATAATCTCACCTTCGTTTACCACATAACACCAAACCCCACCTTCAGGAATCTGTTCATGCCACTCCTTTTTTACGTATGGCTTCCATTCTTCAGGCTTGCCAAAATGAAACGATGATTTTCTACCGCTTTGGTAACATATATGTCCGTCCTGATAATTTAAAATTATGTCATCGGTTCCTATAAATTCTATAGTTCCACCCTCTAATAAAAACCGATGAAGTTCTTCTTGTGTTTTAAATGTGTTCATTTTTTAATTTCCTTTTCTTTTAAAAATGCATTGGTGAAATAAAAAAGATTATCCAGCATGTGAATTACAAAATCTCTTTTTTCTTTAGTTAACTCAGAGTCATTAATGTGTTCAATACATTCAATGTACTCATTATTAACATATTTTATTTTTTCAATAACAGTCATTTTTTATCCATCAATTTCATAATTTCCAAACAAAAACAATTTATGTGTGTAAAAACACATCTCATAAAGTACATCATTTATTTCATCTTTTTTATTATTATCACCATGTTCCATCAATAAAAAATTGTATTTTTTTGACAAGTTATTAAGCTTTTCTTTGACTGTCATTTTTATCCTTGTTGCAGATTGATTTTAGCCTGACCAGTTCAGACAATGTTATTTCCTGCTTTTGAGCAATGTCATGCAGTTGTTTTTTTTCTTCTTTAGTTAGCCTGATCTCCAGCCGTTCTGTTTTTTTATCTTCTTTCATTTTTATGTTGTTTTGTACGTACGGAATTGATATAGTATCACCTCATTTTAAAAAAAGGAATAGAATTTATGACATTCGAAGAATTCAGAGATCGACTAGGATACAACGAAGCTTCTGCAAAAGAAGTGATTTATAAAAACAAATGCATTAACAAAAAATTGCCAAGGATAAATGGAAAGCATCCAATAGATGAGGAAAAGATCGCCGAGCTGTTTGTCAGGCTCTATAAAAAAAGGCTGGCGAAACAAAGTTTTGAGATGTCATTTGATGACATCTACAATAAATACAAGGGTCTCATGGGCCGCAACAAACTAAGGATACTTGTAAATCACCATGACTTCCCTAGTAGACATAGGGTCATGCTTGTTTCAGGGTCAAGAGACCTTAATTTATGGCATCGTGACGATGTTGAAAGATTCTTTAAGAGGAGAGAAGAACTTCTGGTTCCACATAACTTTGTTGAAAAGAAGCCACCAGCTAAAACCAGAAAACTAGGCCTTGATGCTTCAACTATGGTTTATTTCTGCACTGGCCGGCAATGGAAGATAGGAAATCAGGTAACAACTACTTTAATGCATGTTAGAGAGGTTTAGATAATGAAATATTACACAACAGACGACTTAACACTTGCTATCGTCAATAATTACATTGGAGAAGTATATATATCCTCTATCTTTGGTAAATGACATAAAGTCATTATTAGGAAGAAAGAAATTACAAGGCTGGAACATTATTTATTATGGGATACCTGACGAAAAATTATGCGAAATATTCGATTATCCTATAGAAGCAATAGATAAATGAAAAAAATTGACTTTTACTAAAAAATAAATTATCATTTTTCACACTAATTAAACAAACAAGTAATTTAAAATGAAAGCTAAACACTTATTGGAAATAATTGGAGCCTGCTCGCAAGCTATAGAATGGGCAGGAGAAATGACAATTGAAGAAGCATGGAATACATGCGAAAGGGGTGACTGGATGTTATGGTTTTATTCAAAACAATATCCAGAAAATATAAGAGAATTGACATTAGCAAAAGGTCATTGTGCAAATACAGTAAGGCATTTAATGAAAGATGAAAGAAGCATTAATGCTGTTGATGCTGCAATATCTTTTGGTGAAGGTAAAATATCAGAAGACAAATTAAAATGTGCTGCTTATGCTGCTTATGCTGTTGCTTATTGTTCTTATGCTGCTGCTGCTGCTGCTGATGTTGATGCTTATGCTTCTTATGCTGCTTCTTATGCTGCTTATGCTGCTGCTGCTGCTGATGCAATAAAAGAAAACAGAAAACAAACTTCTGATATTTGTAGGAAATACTTAAAACTTTAACAAAAGGAAAAAACAATGGAACAAAAAGCAAAACCAAAACAAGCTATTTCAATTTCATGGGATTTATTCTCAAAGCTCATGATTTTACGAGGCAAGCTTGCAACACCAGAAAACAAGATCAAGGTAAAAGACCTTGTTGAAGAAGCACTGACAATCTACATTGAGAATAAAACAAAATGAGCTTCCTTGATGACTTGGAAATAACCGAAGCACCTGTAAATGGGCCTTACTTTGGTATTGTCTATGGCCCAGCTGGAGTTGGTAAAACATTCCTTTGCAAACATGCAGCAAAACCATTTTTTGTTGCAGTTGAAAAAGGTGTTGAAAAGGTTCCAGGAGTAGGTAAATTCATCAAGGAAGGCTCTGTATATTTGCCGCAAAATATCGACGAATTCTTCCAGATGTTGCAGTCTTTTGTAAAAAAACAACATGACTACAAAACCATAGTTGTTGATAGTGGGATGTTTGTAGACAAACTTATTGTTGAAAGACTAATCAGCGAAACACCTGAGATACATAAAAAGAATGGCGAAGTAAAAAAGATATCATCAATTGCAGACTTTGATTTTGGTGTTGGCTATGCTGCTGTTGTTAACACTTGGGAGACTCGGTTCTTTACAGCTCTTAAATTTCTTCACAAAAAAGGCATTAATGTCATTCTTATTGCTCACAGCAGACAGAAAAACATGTCTGATTCAGAAGGAAATGACTACAAAAAACATGGCGTAGACATGGCAGAATTTGGCGTTTATTCAGTTCCAAACCTGTTAACAGCAAAAGCTGACTGGGTTCTTTTTATGGACTCGTCAGTAAACACAAAAGCAAAACGCAACGCATTTGGAACTGTTAAGCATGTTGCAGACAATGATTTTCCACCTGAAATAACAGTTAGCACCAGGGGGACTAATTCATTTTTTGCTAAAGTAAGAACTGAAAAAATAGAGAATGTAAAGGATGTGTATAGTATAGATATACGCGATCCCGAAACATCAAAACAAATATTCATAGACTTAGAGAAATAAAAAAATGGCATTTAAAAAAGATACAACAAAAGTACAATCATTTAGCGCCGGCCCTATCAAAAAAACTGGCTTCTATCCATGCACAATAACCAAATGTTATGATAAGAAATCACAAGTTCCCGGGTCTGAATCAGCTTCAATTCATTTTGATGTTGTTTCTGATAGTGGTCAATATGCATCATTTCATTTGATGTGGAAGGGTAGGAACGGATTATCAACTGACAAGAATGGAAAAGACCTACCTGCATTACAATCAATCAATGACCTCCAGGTATTACTTGATATTGACGAATTGAACAGCAAACCTGGACGCGTAGCAATATATGACTATGACCTTCGCCAAGATGTTGAGCAAAAAAAGATGGTCTACACTGATCTTGTCGGTCAGCAAATAGGCATCATACTGGAAGCAAAGCAGCAGCCTAAAAACATTCAGGTCGAAGGTAAATGGGTTGTATCAAATGAAATTAAAACTGTGATGGAGTTCCGTCAGTTTTTCGATGTTGAAACAAAACAATCCGCTGCCGAATTTTTGAGCAATTCCGATGCCGTTTCATGTGATCGATATCTTAATATTTTGATTGAAGATGAACATATCATAAAACAGGCATCAAACCAGCCTAATGCGCCAGTAGTTGATCCAATCAAGACAACTGACTCTCTTGATGAATGGGACGAAGATTCAATTCCTTTCTGATATTCAATAGCCAAGGATGGCATCCTTTTGGAAATAAAATGAAAGCATTTATAGAAACAATAAAATTAATGGTCATATTTGCAATTCTTACTATAGGAATATTCCAGATTGCAATTGCAGTTATGACACCATCACCTAACACAAGTGGAATTGAATAATGAAAATATTTGAACTGAAAGAAAAACAGGCATTGGCCCTTGAAGAACTTGAATGGCTTACAGGTGATGACCAGGAAGAGATTGAGGCTGTTAAGGAAATACTTAAAAATGTACAAGGTGATGTTCACAAAAAGATAGACTACTGGCTACCAGTATTAGCAGAGGCAAAAGCGGCTCACGAAACTGCTGTAGAAAACCGGAAACGCTACCTTAAAGCACACGATTCCAATATCAAGAGAAAAGAAAAAGTTCATGAGTTCATTAAAGAACACATCTTGTCTTTGATGCTTGACTTTGGTATTGACAAACACAAAGGCGAGCTATTCAATTGCTCTCATTACACAAGCAAAGGGTCGCTTGAGTTTGCATCAGACTTTTCTGTTATGAACCTTGAGAGAGATTACATCGAAGTAATCATGAAGCCAAAAATAGACTTGATCAAACAAAAGCTTTTGGAAAAACAGTCTGATGAAATGATTGTAAAAGATGAATCTTTATCTGGTTGTTATTTAGTTAAAAAAGAAATATTGAGGGTTTCATAAATGAAAACAATGATAAGCGAATCAATAAATGGAGTTGATAAAGTTCAGCGTTATGGATGGGTAATGAAAAATGAGCCTGGAGTTTTAAAAAATCTACATAAGGATATGCTACAAATACATCCATCATACCAACGCGACGCCGTTCATTCAAAGATAAAAGAAATAACAGCAAATTGGTCTTGGATTAGCGCAGGGGTTATTGTTGTAGGTGAACGTGGTGGAGAATTTTGGGTTATTGATGGGCAGCACAGAGTTTTATCTGCAAAAAGAAGAAGTGACATAACATATTTACCATGTGTCATATTTAAAACTGAAGCAATAAAACAAGAGGCAATTGCATTTCTTGATCTAAACACAGGAAGAAAACCAGTTTCGTCAATTGGTAAATTCAAGGCGATGATAGCAGCCGGAGATGAAGCTGCATGTAATGTTAAAAGAATATTTTCTGATCTTGGTGTGGAAGCAAAAGCTACGGCTAATCATCCTAATGAGATTAAAAGCGTTGCATGGGCAGTGAAAAGAGCAGGTGAAAACTTGAAAAGATTTGAAACTGTTATGCGAACAGCTGTTGATATTGGCAAAGATATTACACTCCAAGAGCGTTTGCTTGATGGACTTTGGTATATTGACGAGCATGTTTCATGTGGAATTGATGATAAAAAACTCTATGATAGGCTGCGTACAATTGGTGGGAAAAAATTGATAGAAGGGGCAAACAAGGCGTCTGCATATTTTGTAAGAGGAGGTGCAAAAGTATGGGCAACCGGTATGATAGAGGAAATTAATAAGGGCTTGCGAAATAAATATGTTTTAAGAGACAGTAGCTTATTATAATACTAATGAAAAAACAGCTTAGAAACTATCAACAGCAAGCATGTAAAGCTGTCCATGTGTCTATGCATAAAGGAGAGAAGCCTTATGCTTCTCTCTTCACTGGGCTTGGTAAATCTCTATGTCTTGCCGCCTTAACTAACAAGTACGTTAACGAAGGAAAGAGAGTATTACAGCTTGTTCCACGTCTTGAGTTGGTAGAGCAGAATTACGCAGAAGCGCTTGGTTACCTAGACAACAAAGAAGCTTTAGGTATTGTCTGCTCACAGCTTGGCAAGAACCAACGCCACAAACAAGCTGTTGTGGCAATGGCATCGAGCTTTGTTAATAAGCGTACAGTATCAGGATCATTTGATTATCTTCTTATTGATGAATGTCATAGAGTAAATTTTAAAAAAGAATATCCAGGACTAACTAATAAATTTGTTGCTGGACAATATGAGAGAATTATAAAAGCATTACTAAGCATAAATCCTGATTTAAAAGTTTGTGGCTTCACTGGTACTGGATATAGATTAGATCAGGGTGAACTTCACGAGGAGACACACAAGACAAAACCATTCTTTACACACAAAGTATTTGATACTGCTATTGATCCAGGATTAAAAAAACTGATTGAAGATGGCTATCTGTCTCATATAGAGACACTTAACTCTGATGTTAGTGTTAATCTTGATGGAGTAAGCAAGTCTGGCTATGATTACAACCAAGCAGAGGCAGGTATAAAATTTGATGCAATCATTGAAAATGCTGTTGCAGATATGCGCCAAAAGTTTATTGAACACAACATATCAACAGCTGTTATCTTTGCCTCAAGTGTAGCCAATGCACAGCATATTTTGTCTGCCTGGGACGATAATTCAACCATGCGTATCATCTATGGGGATATGCCAAAGAATGACCGTAAAGATGCTTTAAATTGGCTTAAAAATGGTTATGGATGTCGTTACATAGTAAATGTAAATCTACTGACAGAAGGTTTTGATATGCGGTCTCTTGAATGTGTTGGCTTATTATCTGCAACTACATCACCAGGTAAACTTATTCAAATGGTTGGTAGAGTTATCAGGCCACACGATGACAAGGTACATGGTTATCTTATCGATTATGGCACTAATCTATCAAGGCTTACCAGTGGCGGAATAGAGAATGTTATTGTTCCAACTGTTAGACCACCAAAGGAAGAAATTCCTAAAAAGAAATGCACAGCCTATCTTGATGAAGATATTTTATTTGAAAATGTAATTTATAAAAAAAATGATTATTGTGGACATTTAAATCATTTAGGTGCAAAATATTGCCGTAAATGCAAAGCACAGTTCATAAGTGAATCAGAAGATGGTCTGTACTCAATGCGAACAAAAGTTCAGGCTTTGGCATTGAAACAGGAGCAAGAAAAGATAACTTATGATGTACATACTGTTTATTTTGAACAGTATCAGAAAGGCGATACACCAATGATAAAGGCTTTATTTTATGATGAAAATGTGTCTCTATTACATACAGAATACTTGTGTATAGAACATCAAGGTTCAGCGAAAGGCTTGGCAATCGCAAAGATTCAAAGTCTTATGAAAAACAAACGTGACTGGTATGAAATAGGTAAGTTTCAAGGTGGTCACAATGTAAAGAACTTGTTGTTTTTGTTTGAAAATTACTATGATCAATATTTCAACACAATAAAAACAATTACTGTCATTAAAGATGGCAGGTTCAACAAACTAATCTCTTGGGGATTTTAAATAGATGAAACGCGGGACAAAACATAGTGAAGAAACAAAAGAGAAAATGGCTTTATCTAAAACAGGCATTCCAAGAAGCGATGAGACAAAAGAAAAAATATCTTCAGCAAATAAAGGGAAAAAGATTTCAGACGAACATAAAGACCGGCTTTCTTTTCTAGCTACAGGTAGAAAAATGAGCGAAGAAACACGAAGAAAAATGTCTATATCAAAACGTAAAATGTCTGATGAAACAAAAAAAAAGATGTCAGAAGCACAAAAAAAAAGAAGATCAACAGGAAAGGAAATAATTCCTTTAATTGATCTTGAAAATTGTTTTAAACGCAGTAAATAATTGACGTTATTAATAAATTGGTGATTTTTATGGAAGAATGTGATTATAAACTTAGTGATTTTATAGATATTATCATCACAAAAGATAATAAAGAAATTTTAATATATGATGTGGACAATCATATATATAGGGAAGTTACAAAACAAAAAGCGATAGAACTTGCAAATGAATTTATCAAAATTGTGGAATCCATGAAATGATAGAAAAAAACAAAAAAGGTGTAAATGTTGACGTTTACCACAAAGGAGAACTTAAAAAAGAAGATGCAAAAAAGATAGCAACATTTATTTTTAGTGTGTTGAGAAAAAAATCAAATGGACATTCTTAAAGCACTAGCTAAACAAAAACAACCTGTCAAAAACGAAAGAATAACGTGTTCTAATGGCTTTTTATCAATAAGTGATGCTGTCTTTGGTGTTGCTCTTTTTAAGGCCGGATATGATGAAATCGATTATTATATTAAATATATTCCGTTAGAAGATCGTGAGCAATTTTTGAGGCAAATAAATTATGAACAATGAATTTACAGTAAAAAAACCTGATAAAAACTTTAATGTAGGAGATAAAATAACAATTGAAGGATTAAATGAATATTTTGGCCATAAAATACCACATCATGATTGTGATGAAG